AAGCGGCCCACAAAGAACAACCGCGAACAGGCGATATTATTTACTTTGGGCGTGGATGTAGGAAAATCAATCCTGTATGACCGTCTAAAAGTGGAGCCGCCAGAGGATGAAACCGGCGAAACGGAAAGTATGCCGGGGTATTGCCATTTCCCGCGGGGGCGGGACCGGGGGTATACACGGGAATATTTCCGGGGCTTGACCGCAGAGCATAAAGTTTTGACCTATAAAAAGGGCGTTCCGGTGTATGAATGGCGTATTAAGGACGCGGCCCACAAACGAAATGAGGCGTTAGACGTGCGGAATTACGCAACGGCGGCGCTTGAAATCAGCAATGTAACCCTAAAAAAGCCAGACAATGCCGGGGCCGCAGCTCCAAAACGGCGGGCGGGAAGGCGGCGGCGTTCATCGGGAGGGGTGATTTAGTGGCACGGAAAGAGAAAACAGAGCTTGAAATAGCGCGGGAGCATTACAAAATGTGGCTGGAGGCTGAAGAAGAAATTGCGCTGGACCAGTCATATTCTATCGGCAGTCAGAGCTTGACGCGGGCGGATTTGGGCAAGGTGGCGCAGCGGATAGAATATTGGCGAAACAGGGTTGCGGCGCTGGAAAAGCTGGAAAAGGGCAAAGGCCGCAGCCGCATTTATAAAATTATCCCCACGGATGGCAGAAGGGGGTGCAGAATGTGAACGTGTTGGACAGGGCAATAGCCGCCGTTGCGCCGCAATGGGGCATAAAACGGGCCGGGGCGCGGCGGCGGTTGCAAATTCTCAATAGCGGTTATGGGAATTATGGGGGCAGCACAACAAAAAAATCCTTGCGCGGCTGGTTATTTGGCGGCGGTTCCCACAAAGAAGATATTGAGGATAATTTATCCGTTTTGCGTCAGCGTTCCCGCGATTTGTATATGGGCGTTCCGTTGGCAACAGGCGCTTTGAAAGCATTTCGGACAAATGTTGTCGGTTCCGGCCTGAAATTGAAAAGTCAAATTGACTTTGAATTTTTGGGCATGTCAGAGGATGAAGCGCGGGAACTGGAACGGAAAATCGAACAGGAATTTTCCCTTTGGGCGGATTCGACGGCTTGCGATATAGAACGGCTGGACAATTTTTCAGAGCTTCAGCAGCTTGCCTTCCTGAATTGGCTAATGTCCGGGGACGTGCTTGTAACCTTGCCGACAACAAAGCGGCCCGGTATGCCGTATGATTTGCGCGTCCGTCTGATTGAGGCGGACAGATTAAGCAACCCCATGGGGAATACAGACCCGCATATAATCGGCGGCGTGGAGGTAAACCCCGCAGGGGAGGTTATCGCATACCATATCAGCACACACCACCCGCTTTCATGGGAGTATTCAGAAACGAAATGGACGCGGGTAGAGGCATACGGGGCCGCAACAGGGCGGCGGAACGTCCTGCATGTTATGAATCGGGAACGGATAGGACAGCGCCGGGGCGTGCCGTTCCTTGCGCCGGTAATCGAGGCGTTGAAGCAGTTGGGGCAGTATACAGACGCAGAATTAACCGCGGCAATAGTATCCGGCCTTTTTACCGTTGCGATTGAAAAAGACGAAAATTCGGAAGATATGGTTGGGGCGTTCGAGGGAGAAGAACAGCAGGCAGACGGCGGCGAAGAAAATACAGTTGAGCTTGAGCCGGGTTTGGTTTGGGATTTGGCAAAGGGAGAAAAGGCAACCCCGCTTACCCCCGGCAGGCCAAACGCGAATTTTGATTCTTTCGTAACCTCTATTTGCCGTCAGATTGGGGCCGCTCTTGAAATCCCCTATGAAATCCTCTTAAAGCATTTTACTTCCAGTTTTACCGCAAGCCGCGGGGCGCTTTTGGAGTTTTGGAAAGCAATAAAGATGCAAAGAAGCTGGTTAGCAAATGATTTCTGTCAACCCATTTTTGAAGAATGGCTTGCGGAAGCCGTTGCAAAGGGGCGCATAGCGGCCCCCGGCTTTTTTGCGGACCCGCTTGTACGGCGTGCCTATTGCCGCACAGAGTGGAACGGCCCCGCGCAAGGACTTTTGAATCCCGTGCAGGAGGTTGAGGCGGCGGCAAAGCGGGTTGAAAATTATTTCTCCACAGGGGAGCGGGAAGCCGCCGAAATGAACGGTTCCGACTTTTACCGGAACGTCCAGCAGCGCAGGCAGGAAAAGAAAATCATAAAGGAGGCGGAAGGCGTTGCCGATGCAGAAACAACCCCCGCACCAAACACGGACGCAGGGCAGCAGCAGACAGGACAATAAAAGGTTTTGGGATTTTGTTTCCGCGGGTGAGAATCAGCCCGCGGAACTTATCCTATATGGGGATATTGCAAGCGAAAGCTGGTGGGGGGATGAAATCACGCCCCGGCAGTTTAGCGACGAATTGCAAGCCCTGGGCAGCGTTTCGGAAATCGTTGTGCGGATTAACAGCGGCGGCGGGGACGTGTTCGCCGCCTTTGCGATTTATAGCCGCTTAAAGGACCACCCGGCGCATATCACGGTAAAGATTGACGGGTGGGCCGGGAGCGCGGCAACAATTATTGCAATGGCGGGCGATACCGTAAAGATACCCGCAGCGGCTAATTTCATGGTACATAACCCGTCAATGGGCGTTTTGGGATACTATCAGGCGCAGGATTTCCGCAGCTTTGCGGACGAATGCGACACGATAAAGGACAGCATTGTAAACGCCTATGCCCTGAAAACAGGAAAAGACAAAAGCGAAATTGCCGCGATTATGAGCGCGGCAACATGGTACACAGGGGAAACAGCGGTACAAAACGGTTTTTGTGATGAATTGATGTTTGAGGAAATCCAAACTGAGGCCACAAACGCCCATAAAATCATTGTAAATTCCGTTGAAATGGACCTTTCAACGCTCCAGAATGTACCGCAGGCATTGTTAAACAGCAGGCCGCACGGGAGCGGTAACTGTTTGAATCATACCACGCAAACAACACAAGGGGCGGGAATGCCAAAAAATCAAAAGGAGAGTGAAGAAACTATGCCGGAAATCAAGACAGTGGACGAACTGAAAGCGGCCTATCCAGATTTTACGAAGGCGATCGCAGACGCGGCCGCCGAGGCCGCACGGGATGCGGAGCGCAAGCGGATTCAGGATATTGAGGGCGCGGCAATCGCGGGCTATGAGGACATTATCAGGGCCGCAAAATTTGAAAAGCCCACTTCCGCCGCAGACGTTGCCCTTGCAATCGTCAACCGCCAGAAAGAGCAGGGTGGAAAATACTTGAATAATCGCGCCGCTGATGTGACGGGCAGCGGGGTAAACAATGTGGGCGCAGAGGGGCAGGAAGGGGCCGCAGGGAGCGGGCCGGACCCGTTCACGGAAGCCATTGACCGCCTTTTCCCCAAAACGAAATAAGGAGGATTTCTCATGTACGAAATCAAAACCGGAGAATATACCCCCGACAATTTTTTCCGCGGCTTTTTCCCCGCCGTTCCTGAACACGGGACGGTAAAGGATGGTGCGACGGTGCGCAAGTATGCGCCGGTAGCGGAAACGGCGGACGGAATCGAGGAAGTCACGGCGGAAACGCTGGATAAGCTGGCAGGCATTGCGGCAGACGTGCCGGATGTCGAGGGGAACGTCGTATACTACATGACCGGCGATTTCAACGCGGAGGCGATAGTTTTGCCGGACGGCGTGACCCTTGACGCGCTGAAACCCGCTTGCCGTAAACTTTCCATCTTTTTGAAGTAAAGGAGTGTATAAAAGTATGCCTTACGAAGTTTCTGTTTTTGACCCCCGCACAATGGGCAAGCTGATTTCCCGTATGCCCCCGGTGCGAACCTTTTTCCGCGACACGTTTTTCAGGCACACGGAAACCTTCCCTACAAAAAGCGTTGATGTGGATTTCAAAAAGGGCAACCGCGCTCTTGCCCCGTTTGTACATCCCAGGATGCCGGGAAAAACAGTCCCTAATCGGGGATATACGACAAAGACATATACCCCGCCCATGCTGTTCCCGGACAAGGTAACAACCGTGGATGACCTCTTGACCCGGATGGCGGGCGAAAACCCGTACAGCGGCAGAACCCCGGCAGACCGCGCCGTTGAGAAATTGGCGCGGGATTTTTCGGAGCTTGACGAAATGATTACCCGCCGCGAAGAATGGATGTGCGCACAGGCTCTTTATACCGGCGTTATCCCGATTATTGGCGAAGGAATCAATGAGGAAATTAATTTCAATTTTACCAACGCAGAAACCATCGCAGATGCGGCGAAAAAGTGGAGTAAGGACACGGCGGACCCCATTGCAGACCTGAAACGTTGGCGGAAAACCGTACAGAAAAACGGCTTTGTCAACTGCAATATCTGCATTATGGCGGATGATGTGGCGGAGGCGTTCACGCGCAACGCAAAGGTTATGAAAATGCTTGATACCGAAAAATACGATATTGCGGTTATCAAGCCCCGTGAGCTTTTGAACGGCACAACCTATATCGGGACCATTAACGGGATGGGGTTGGACATTTATACATATACGGAATGGTTCCTTGACGATTGGACAGACCCGGACGCGCCGGAGGAAAAGCCCCTTGTCCCGGACGGAACGGTTTTGTTGGCTTCCACAGCGGCAATGTATTCCCGGTATTACGGCGCGGTAACGCTGGGCAATAAGAAAACGAATAATTTCGCAACGGTGGAAGGTGTGCGCGTTCCCAAAAGCTGGATGGAATACAACCCGGACCGCCGCTTTATTCAGTTGTTCAGCCGTCCGCTTCCCGTCCCCCATGAGGTTGATTCGTGGTTTGTCGCAAAGGTGCTTTAAGGCTATGCGGCGGAGTTTCAAAGCGCAGCTTGACCGGGACCGGAAACGGGTATTCCACAATAGCCGGGAATTTGCGGAGATAAGAGAAATCGAGTACGACGGGGATTATTATAAAATTCCCGTCGTACTTGACTATGAGGCCGCAAAAGACCGGAAAAAGCCTTCGGCAGACCATGCAGAGGGCATTTTCCTTGTTGATCTGGTAGTTTATATCGACCTTGACGATATAAACCGGATACCGTGCAAAGGAAATCAGATTGCCATTGACGGGGATTTGTACAATATTGTAACGGTAGAAAACCGGCACGGGGAAATTGTTCTGAATTTAGAGGCGTTTACAGAGTTTGGGGGCGTTTAGGAATGGTAGAAATCACAAGCGAGCAGATAGCGCGGGTAGAATCCATCCTTAATGGGGTGCAGCGCGGGCCGGAAAAGGTTTTCTTTAACGCCATTAACCGCGCATTGGATACCGTGCGGACAACGGCAGGCCGTCAGATACGGGAGGTTTACGCAATCAAGCAAAAGGATTTGCGGGCAGAAGGCAATATCAAACTGAAAAAGGCCAGTCAAAACGATTTAGCGGGCGAAATCGTTTTTGCCGGTTGTAAAATCCCCCTGTATCGGTTCAACGTAACCCCCAAACAGCCCGCGCAGGGCGTGCGGGTGAAAGCCGCCGTTCTGAAATCCAGCGCCCAAACGGAATTTGAACACGCTTTTATAGCGCAGATACAAGGCGAGCGTGTCGGTATGTTCGAGCGGGCAACCGCAAAGCATTTGCCCATTGATGAATTTAC